GCATAACTCAGTGAGCTGGCGCAAGTTTTCTCTATTTACATAAATATTTTAGTTGATTGTGACATTTAATTGGGTTAATATTGGACATATGAAGAAATCAGTACGATATAATGACAAAATAGCTAATGAAATTGTTAGAGCTATTAGTACTTCTACTAAAGGCATTAAACGTTTGTGCAGAGAAAACGCTCATTGGCCTTCTTCTACAGCTATATACAATTGGTGTTTTGAGAACGAAGAATTCCTTGTACGCTACGCGCGTGCCAAGGCTTTTCAGGCAGAATGGTTGGTAGAAGAAGCACTCGAAATTGCATACGACGCATCAGAAGACACCTATAAGGATGAGAAAGGAAATGAACGTCTAGATAATGAATGGGTGCAAAGATCAAAATTAAAGGTTGAAACAATAAAATGGGTAGCGTCTAAACTGGCTCCTAAACTTTACGGAACTTCGAATATTAAACAAAACGAAAAAGATCAAGAGTCATTAATCGAGAAAGTGATAGATAAATTATAGTTTGGATGCTATAGTTAAAAAAACCATTTGCAGGATGCAAAAATATGATCGAAAGCATAACTAGGGATTGGGGTCCGGTACCGTGTATCGTGAGAATTGTTAGTTCTGATTCCCTCAGTGCGATAGGTATTCCAGGATATATAACGGCTCAGTATGCTAATATTGTAGCAGTTAATGATGGGGCGTTTACTTGGTTACCGACCGATGTTGTTTTAGTTGACGCCAGCGACGGGTTTGCATTTTTTACCATTTCATCCGATTTTACCTCTCTTAATATATTGACTCCCAGAGCACAACAAGTAGTGATTAATCTCACTGCAGCCCAGATAAAAGGCATGTATGCTGCGCCGGTATTTATACTTGGGGCACCTGCTGCCGGCACTGTTAATCTCGTGACGAGTGCTAACTTAAATGTTATTTATGGGACGACCCAATATACTGCTGGTGGAGCGATTGCTGTCCAGTATAAAAATACGGTGAATGGTGGGGGTGTTGCTGCTACAGGGACGATTGCTGCTGCGACATTGAATGCCGTGACTGCTAACACTGTACTGCTTTTCCCTGCTGCGACGAGTATCGCGCTCGTGAATGCTACTGCTCAGCCATTGTATTTATCTAATGCCACTCAAGCATTTGCATCCGGCGACAGCACTGCCATATTAACAGTAAATTATCAAAATTTGTATGTGGTTTAAGGAGTTTAGATATGTTTGATGACGGCGAATCTGGCGCAGTGGAGAATATGAAGGGCGAGCACTATGTTGCTATGCCAAAGTCATGGGAAGCAAGGAATAATAAAGAAATGAATGCCGGTATGGGCTATAATAACATGGCTGACCTAGCAAATGCTGCGCATCCTCCTACCAAAATGGAAGGTGCTAAGAATAACAGGCAGCTTGATCCAATGATGCCAGGCGAGAATGAATTTAATTACAACGCGAATAGAGGTAAATAGTCATCTTCCTTGTGTGATTGTTTATCCTATCATGGACGGTAATTGGGTTAGGGAATGACCCGTTGATTTTAGAAAAAAAGCGCGTGACAAGGCTGTACGCGCTACAAGGATTAGTGATTTGACTGATGTTGTGTAAGTTAATAAAATAAAAATAAATAGTCAAGGATTTATCATTGATATCAGACGATAAATTAAATACACTCAGAGATTTTAAGCTATTTGCTGAGCGTTTTCTCATTGTTCGAACAAAGTCGGGTCAACCTCATTTATTCAAATTCAATCGTGCTCAAGAGTATTTACATAAGAGACTAGAGGATCAGCGTAAGGCGAATGGCAAAGTCAGAGCGATTTTGCTTAAAGGCCGGCAGATGGGTTGCTCTACTTATGTACAGGCACGCTTTTTTCATCAAGTCATCACCTCACGTGGAAAGAAAGCCTTTATTCTCACTCATGACAAAGAAGCCACCAAGAATCTGTTTTCCATGGCGCAACGATTCTATGAGAATCTAGAGAAGGGATTAATCCCAAAACCAGATACGGCCAATGCAAAGGAGTTATATTTTCGGGAGTTAGATTCTGGATACAGTGTAGGAACGGCCGGAAATAAAAGCGTTGGACGTTCCCAGACAATCCAGTTAATGCATGCGTGTTTAGCGGAAGGTTCAAAGGTATTAGATCCTATCACGTATACTTTGAGAAATATTGAAGACTTCGAAATCGGAAATTATGTTATTACACATACAGGGGAATTTGCTCCAGTTATATACATCTCTAGTCAAACAAAAGAATGTATTAGTGTTAAATTTAGGACACTGATGTCATTCCCTTTAATTTTAACAAAAAAACATAAAGTGTGGACAAAATCGGGATTTAAAGAAATTGGCGATCTTAAAATTAGCGATGAAATAGGATTTCCTGTAAATAAAATTAAATTTGGTATTACTGAATTTGAATTACCTAAGTCTCAAAAAAGAAAGCAAAATGGTGGTAGACAAAAAATTGTACCAGATATAATCACTGTAAATTACAAATTAGGATTAATCATTGGTTTATACTTGGCTGAAGGCTATATAAAATTACAAAATAAAGATCCTAATCGTCCATCTTCCGTCATTTTCACTGTACATCGCAATGAAGTCGTAAGAACGATTAAATGGCTTTCATATTTTGATAAATATTTTAGCAGTATTAAAATAAAAAATAGATCGGATAGTCTAACAAGTGAGATAAATGTTTATGGAAATAGATTTGCGTCACTCCTAGACGAATTATGTTCCCGAACAAAAACAAAACATGCACCTTTTCATTTGTGTTACATGGGAGAGGAATTTTGTCGCGGGATTTTGCATGGTTATTTATCTGGTGATGGTGGAAGTTATGAGAACCAAAGAAGCATTTCTGCGCCAAGTATCTTGCAAAACATAACATTAACAATGAGAGATTTATGTGCATCATTGGGTTACGGATGGGCTGGTATTAGATTTAGAAAAGGTGAAATTAGGCATGGAAGGAATGAAAAAGACCAATATACATTATCTTTATGTGGTGAAGGGGCTTATAGATTAGCAAAAGAGATTGGGAAGTCATCTAAAGATAGAGAAAGAAAAACAATAACAAAGACTGATAAATCGTATTCTGCTGCTACGACTGAGATATCGAATGGTTATGCTTGGCTTAGAATAAGAGAAATTGAGAATGTTGGATTGAAGAAGGTTTATGATTTTGAAGTAGATCACGAAGACCATTCTTATTGCACGATACATGGCGCCGTTTCCAATAGTGAAGTCGCGTTCTGGGCTTTCGCTGAGGATCATTCGAAGGGGATTCTACAAGCCATCAGTAATGAGGATGGTACAGAGATTATATTAGAATCGACAGCAAATGGTATAGGAAATTATTTTCATAATCGTTGGCTGAATGCAATGAGTGATGATAATGAGTACCAAGCTATTTTCTTACCCTGGTACTGGCAAGATGAATATACTTATGATGCTGTTAATCTCAGACTGAGCGAAGAAGAAGAATATTTATTCTCATTGTACAGCAAGAATGGATTGACAAAAGAGCATTTGGCGTGGCGAAGATTAAAAATTAATGAGTTTTCTAAAGATTTTGATGCAGGACGAGATCATTTTAATGTTGAATATCCATTTTCTGCTACAGAGGCGTTTAAAAATCCGATTCATAATGTATTTATTAATTCAAAATATGTAGAAAGGGCCAGACATGCGGATGTTGATGGGATTGGTAATCTTATTATCGGTGTGGACGTTGCTATTGGTGATAGAGATAGAACAGCAATTATCAGACGCAGGGGAAGAAAAGCCTTTGCTCTTGAACGTTTCGGGAATTACAACACCATGGAGATCGCCGGACGATTAAAACGGGTTATTGCTCAGGAAAAGCCTCATAAGGTATATGTAGATTGTATTGGTATTGGGGCGGGAGTGGTCGATAGATTGAATGAAATGGGATTTTATTGCGTCGAAGGCGTTAATGTTGCGAGATCGGCGAATGACAAAGAAAAATTCAAGAATCTTAGAGCGGAATTGTGGTCGGATATGCGAGATTGGCTTTATCAAGATATGGCCGTGCAACTACCCGACGAAGATTTACTTCACGGTGAATTATGCTCCCTTGGATTTAAGGAAAATAGTTCTGGGCAGTTACAGATTGAGAGCAAAGATGAATTGAGAGCACGAGGATTGCCTAGCCCTGATGGGGCAGATGCGCTGTCTCTGACGATGTTTGGTGGTTTTCAAGGCGTACAAAGTCACATAGAAGTGCCGCAATTATCACCTTATGAGAAGTCAATGTTTAGATAATATTAATTAAAGGAGATGTTTAA